CAGCCAAGGCTGGCCTAAGAATCTGCTCAAATACTTCAGGCTTCATGTCTGCGTATTCGTCCATGACCAGAAACTTCAAGGACACACCACGCATAGTCTCTGGCCTGTCCGCGCCTTTCAACGATATGGTTGCACCGTTGATTAGCTTTATCTGTAGATTGTTGATGTGACTAGACACAATCACTGGATTCCCCAGTTCAAGCAGTGTCTGCCACATGATGTCTCTAGCCTGTCCTTGGGTTGGTGCTACATAAAACACATTACCCTTACTGGACTCCAAGGCATTGACAATCAACAACCATGCCGCTAGTCTGGACTTGCCAGTACGTCTACCAGCAGCGACAATCTTAAACCTTGTAGCATCGTTCCATACATCCTGCTGCCAAGGTAGTAACTCTATGTTTAGGTCAGTCATAAACCCTTAAAGTTCCCATAACCCAGACACATCAATACGACCACACAACAGGACTAGCTTCCCTAGTGTCCACATGCACAAAGCTCTTAGCGACACCTATCCCGTTAAATCCCATAATCATAGCAGCTTTAATAATCTTATGACGCTGTTGACCGCTAGTGGTTCTAATGTCCGCAGCTATACCTTGGGCATGAGTTCCCGGCTTAGCCTTCTTAGCTTCTATGGAATGCTTAGGAGACCTATAGCCACTAGTGATTACAAAAGGAAAACCACAGGCTTCCCTTAGCTCATCCAGTTTTCTAACAAAGTCTTCATCTATCTCATTCTCACCTGTCTCTTGACACTTAAAGTCATCTAACTTGAAGTATTTATATATCACTTTCCGTGTACTCTCCTTCAATGGCTGTGGTATCGTCTTCACTTGGGTCAGAGACACTTGTGGCGACTTGCCCAACACCTGAGATAGTAATTGACACAGACTGTCTCCCACTAGCAGAATCCTTTTCAAAATAACTCAATGGCAGCATCCTGTCCATAACTAGCTTCCATGCTGCAGCTTGATTTTTATGGTCATCGTTAAGAGCAGCATTAAAGATACTATCCAGAACTTTGTTAGATTTAGGTGAAGCAAGCATTCTAGCCTTATATTCATTAATAATACTAGCGTCACCCTTTGGCCGCCCAACTTTACCCCTGTTTCCAGCGGTTTTAGAGACTACATCAGTCTTCTTTGGTCTACCTCTTTTTCTTTTAGGTTGATCCATAAAGTATTTACCTTAGTACCTAAGAATACTATCTGATTATAGCATATTTCTGTCTAAAAGTCAAGCATTATTTTGTATTATTTTGTTACTAAAGTGTTCCTTTTAGTGTCTTTTTGTTGAATTTATGTTTTCTTTTGGATACAAGAGGTTACTGGAGAGGACTATTGGTCAATTTAACCTAATTTTGGTCTATTTTGTATGTTAGCGGGTACTATAATAATACAACAGAGCGTCAGCCCTCCCCCGGCCCTCCAGTTTACCCCACCCCCTTGAGGTTGTCAAGTGAAAGATACTCAAGACAACATGAGAATAATTCACTTGACTTCTATAGCAGTCTATGGTAGGCCTTGGGGTTGTCGTGCTACCATAGTTTACTTGAGAAGTCAAGAGAAAAACTTGAGGAAAACTGTTGACAAAGTGTTGAAAGTGTGAGTCACTATAGTACCCTTTAGACCCTCTAGCATACTCAAGCAACCATTGCAAGTGAATTATATTCAAGTCACCCTCAAGCAACATGAGAATGTTTCACTGTACAGGTTTGCTTGTGTCTATATAATGGTAGCCATCAAGACAACAAACGAGGACTAAACAAGTGCATTTATATAATAGTCAAGACGGTAAGTGGCATTCAGAGTACATGGCAAAGTGTAAGAAGCTATCAAACGAGCAATTGAGGTTTATACAACAAGATTGTAGGGAAGCTGTCCAAGCTAACCCAGAAGGCTTTAAGGTGGGACAATATCTGGATGAGAGCCACTATTGTGCAATGGAATTAATCAGAAGGCGTGCAGGTAAATAATCAATGTTCTATTGTTGTCCATTGCAAACAGTGGGCAATTGTGGCAACATTACCAAAACTAATGAGGAAATAAGACAATGATTGATAGAAAAAAGGATTTTAAGATAGCGCGTGATTATCGTGGTACTTGGTACGCTGTAAAAAGCCTTGTCCACGGTGAACTGATATACAAGCGCGTCTGGTTAGAACATAAGTCGTGGAAAATTGTGCTAATCTTATGTGCACTAGAAATTGTGGAGGTTATCCAATGGCTAAGTTAAAAGGCTCTAAACTCAAGCGGCAACCATTACCCAAGGTAAACGGCGTGGTTCTGTACGATGGCCCTAGTGTCTTAGACAGCAAGCCGATTGTGGTAGTCGCTACACTTAACAGCGCCAATGCTAAGACAGGCAACATGATTCAAACGTGGATTATCCGCAGTGATGTTCACCCATTGGAAGCACTCGACACTGGTGAGGATTACTCTATTTGTGGCTCCTGCCCACACCGAAACCGTACTTGCTACGTCAATGTAGGCCAAGCACCGGCTGCAGTATATCGCACGTATAAAGCAGGCAAATACCCTGCCTTTGATGCTACGCTACACGCTGGCCTGTTTATGGGGCGCAAAGTACGCTTAGGTGCCTATGGTGATCCAGCGGCGGCACCATTTGAAATTATGCAACAAGTAGCGGCGCTCTGTATTGGGCATACTGGTTACACTCACCAAATAAGCCACAAAGCCTTTGACAAGCGTTTTTTGTCCTTGTGTATGGTTAGTGCCGACTCACCTAAGCAGGCGGCAAAATATCAATCTATTGGCGCTAAGACTTTCCGTGTTGCTATGTCTGGCGATAGTTTAGCCAAGGGTGAGATTGAATGCCTAGCAGATAGCCAAGGGCTACAGTGTCATGAGTGCGGCTTGTGTGATGGTCAGCGTCAAAATGTAGCCATAACCGTGCACGGCAAAAGCGCAAGCAAGTTTAAGACTTCAATGATTCAACTGAAAGAGGTGGCATAATGTACGCACTACTAATCAACAACAAGCTAAACGCGACAGGTACACGCGCACAAATGCTTGCAAAATTGAACTGGTACCGACAGAATACTAGCAGCAAGAACTGGCAGATTAAAAACATAGGGAGCATATAACATGAACAAACAAAATTTACAGCCAGCACCAGATGGTTTTGTGTTAGGCACGGTAACGCTGCACGCTGGCACTGCTAATTGGGCTATTGAGTATAAGCCTGCATGGATACGTGAAACCGACGCGGGAGCCGATGCAATCTTGATACAACGCAACGGCGACTATAGCGGGCTGTACCAGCGCGTTAAGCATGGTAAATATACAATTGAGGATAAGCAACAATGATACGCAAAGACTACAAACCAAAACGATTGCAACCCATGCAACCTAAGCAACAAGAGCAACCTATTAAACGCTGGCATATTGCAGCGGCGGCCTTGCTTGTGGTTCTCTTGGTCACGGATTGGGAAGCAACAGCCGCAATGTGGGGGTTATAAAATGTTTGACAATGTAAAATTTGAAGTTAAAAATGTACCAGTTCCAACGGTGTGGGATGTTGTGGTATATTCTTTTGAGACTAACGGCACCACGCATAGCGCGGACACATTAACCGATAACCAATACAGCGCCCTTGTGGGCTTAGTGTTTGAACAATACAACGACGGGAAACTAAGACAATGACAGAGCAACAAGCAAGGTATATTGCGGATTATATAATACATGAGATAGAAAACGGCCTAAACGTCTATTCTATGGATTCTCAAATACTGCGGACGCTAATAATGGAAGCAATGGTCGCTATTAATGGTGGTGCAATGGAGGGATACACACAATGACAACATTAGAAGAAATTGAAGCAAAGTATAAACTAGGGCTGGACAAAACATGGCGTTGTGGTGGTGTTGCTTATGCGGCATGGTTTGAGGATGAAGAAAGCGGGACGCTAAACGCTGTCTATACTGACGGTGACGATGGCGTGATGTTGTTTACGGGTCATAGTGAGATATTCAGCGAACACGGCGCATCTGTGCGCCTATTAGACTGTAATTATTGTGATATACCCTTTGACCACATGCACGACATTATGCAAGAATTAAAGGAATGTTATAACTCAGAGGATTACGACTAATGGACTTATTCAACACACTAGGCACGAGCCTATACCCTAGCGGCATGATAGACCGCGCAGATAGCGACGAAAGCAACCCAAGGTGCCCTTGGAACCAACCGGAGGATGACGAATTGAGCAACCACTACAACGACGAGCGTAATGAAAGAATGGCGGAAAGTGTATATGACCTAGTTTCTGAACTGTCGGAGGATGCCGTTAGGCTACTCTTAGAGGAACATTTAGTCGAAGCAGTGTTCGATAGCGAAGACTTTGCGTATACTGTAGAATACCAGAAGCGCAAGTTTGTTGATGAAGCAAACGCAAGAGCAGGAGTCATGTCCAATGCTTAACAACAAATGCAGCAAATGCGGCACCACAAGCAAACCACGGCACAGCATGGCCTATATTGACGGTGAGTTGGTGTGCGTGAAGTGTGCTATTAAAACACTAAAAGTTAGAGGACTGAAGTAGCATGAACATATTTTTTATTAACGAATGCCCAGTAAAAGCGGCACAAATGCAATGCGACAAACATATTGTCAAAATGGTATTGGAATCAGCACAAATGCTCTGTACAGCGCACCATGAGTTCGGCAACCATGACGTACCGTACAAAGTAGCGCACAGGAACCACCCCAGCACTATATGGTGCCGTAGTGGAGCCAAGCAATACAATTGGCTCTACAGGCATTTTAAAGCTCTCTCAGACGAATATACGCTAAGGTATAGGAAGACCCACCTAACATGGCAAAAGTGCGGAGAAGTCCTCTCTGTGGCTCCTATGGGCATTCCTGACATTGAGTGGACAGATCCACCACAGTGCATGCCTGACGAGTGCAAAAGAGCTACCAGTCTGGAGGGATACCGTGTATACTACTTCCAATATAAACCGCAGGTCATTGATATGAGATGGCCAGATAACCGACAACCAACTATGGAGTTATTAGCAGCATGAGTACAACTTACCCAGACCTAGACGTTACGGATGACAACGAGCCGCAGGAGGTTAGCGAACGCGACGAAAAAGCAACCCAGTTGATAGAGTACAGGCTAAACAGTATGTCTTTATCTGAGGTAGCCAGTGCAGCTACAAGTTGGTTAGCGGTAACATTAGCAGACCAAACCGACGAACAAATCGACGAACTACACAAACAATTATTTCACAGGGAGTTACACTGATGCGCTGTAAATCATGCGACAAAATACTGGAAGACTTTGAACTGTCCAAGTTAGACAAGATTGCAGGGGTGGCTGTAGAGCTATGTAGCGACTGCATGTACGACTCTAACATGGCGTTGTTAGGACTAGATGAGGAAGACGGAAGTTATATGATTGAACCAGACTTAGATCATTTAGTTCTAACGGATTCCTTTACAATTGAGTAAAAATATGCTATTGTCTCCCTCAGTTACTTTGGTTAGTGCTTAAAGCATCAACTAAAAGTTACTGTAAAGAAACTTTAGAAACTATTGGAGTGAGAACTTATGGCAGTATTAACTGGCAAAGCCGCATTTGTTAACTTAACTGAAACTGAACAGTACCAAGGACAGGATACAGGTCGGTACACGCTGACTGTAACCCTAGACGACGATGCTGCACAGATGTTGTCTCAACAAGGTGTCAAGCTACGAGACTACGAAGGCATAGCCCAACGTAAGTTTAGCAGCAAGTACCCTGTCAAGATAATTGATGCGGAGGATAACCCTTTCATTGGCCCAGTAACCAGAGGATCTACAATACGTCTAAGCTACAAGACAGGCCCAGCGCACCCAGTACACGGTACGCCAACCTATCTGAATGCTGTACGGGTTGTTGAACTTGCTGATGATGCAAGCATAGATGACGAGCTGTAGCCACTCACAGTTTGTCAAACATGAGCCTTGTCCAAAGTGTCAGTCCTCTGATGCTTTGGCAAGGTACTCTGACGGTCACGCCCACTGCTTTGCGGTGGGTTGTGGCTACCGTGAGTCAAGCAAAGGGAAAGCCATGGAAGCAGTAGAACCAGCGGTAACTATACAGCGTCCCTTAGAGGTTGCTGGGGTAGTCGCTGACATACCGGACAGGCGAATATCAGCCAAGACTTGTCGCAAGTTTAACGTAACGGTTGAGTACGCTAGCGACGGTAGCATAAGCAAGCACCACTACCCCTACTACTCCACAGACACAGATGATGTCAAGGGTAGCAAGGTCAGGCTGGTGCAAAACAAAAACTTCTTTGCCACAGGTACGCTACAGGGTACAGGCTTGTTTGGTCAACAGACTTGCAGGGGCAAGGGTAAATACATAACCATAACGGAGGGTGAACTTGATGCGTTATCCGTAAGTGAGATATTTGAGAACAAGTGGGACGTAGTGTCGCTACGCTCTGGTGCGTCAGCCGCAGCTAAAGAGATTAAAGAGCAGCTAGAGTGGCTTGAGGGCTACGAAAACGTTGTTCTTTGCTTTGATGGTGACAAGGCAGGACAAGCAGCCATAGACGAAGTTAAGGACGTATTCAGCCCCGGCAAGCTAAAGATATGCAAGCTGCCACTGAAAGATCCTAGTGAGATGTTGCAAAACAACAGAGTCAGGGAGTTTGTGTCTGCATGGTGGGACGCTAAACCGTACCAGCCAGACGGTATTGTGTCGGGTAATGAGACTTGGGAAGCCATCACTGGCAAGATGAAAGTCAAGTCCATACCTTACCCTTGGCAGGGTCTTAACGACACAACCAAAGGATTCAGGCCATACGAGCTAGTGACCATCACCAGTGGCTCAGGCATGGGTAAGTCACAGATTGTCAGGGAGCTAGAGTATTACCTACTCAACGCC